TGTTTATCGGTACGCCGAACGGATTTGATACGATGTACGAACTATTTCTTAAGGGGCAATCCGATCCTGAATGGGCTTCCTGGCAGTATAAGACGATCGAAGGCGGCTTTGTTTCCGATGATGAAATCGATCGGTTAAGGGCTAATATGGATGGGCGGCTATATCGTCAGGAAATGGAGGGATCATTTGAAAGTACTGGCAATCGAGCCGCCTATAACTTCGATAGGGATATACACATCAAGAAAGCTGACTCATTAACAGGCAATAGATTCATAGGTATGGACTTCAACGTGGACTATATGAGTGCGGTATTTGCCTGTGAATATACTGATGGAACAGTTCATTACTTCGATGAGATAAGGCAGAGTAATTCCAATACAGAATCGATGGCTAAAGAGATGAAAAAGAAATGGGGGCTGCATCCGACGTTCCCCGATCCAGCAGGGAGGGCCAGGTCAACAACAAGCAACCGTTCAGATCATGCAATATTAAGAGAATTTGGCTATCCTGTATATGCAAGACGTGCTCATCCTGCTGTTAAAGATAGGTTAGCGTGTTTGAATAAGAAGCTGCTTGATGCCAAAGATAAAGTAGGGATGACAGTTGATCCGAAATGTAAGTACCTGATTAAAGATTTAGAACAATGCCAAAGAGATAAGAGGGGCGGGATAGATAAGAGCAACCAAGAACTCTCTCACATGATTGATGCTTGTAGCTACCTATTAGAAATGAAGTTCCCAGTAGTAAAGAAGATTGGTACATCTGTTCTATGGAATTGATATTAGGCTTTTCTTTGGCGATCAATTTATTGTTTACAGGGATGTTCTTATTAGGCCATTATATAAATAAAAGAAAAGAGCGGGAGGTCCAGAAGAAGATAGAGAGGGAAGTGGAAAGATTCAGTAAAAAATATTATGATTTATACAAGGATTGGATGACTCATGCGTAGCGTTAATACAGTAGTAATTCCCGAACTATCGGAATCAATAGTCATGGCTTCAATTCGTAAGGCTCAAGAGGGCGTTGCGAATAAGGAAGATGCGGAAAAGGCGGTGGCTTTAGATTTTTATTATCATCGTAACGTCGACAAGCATATAGATAAGTGGTTCTCTTCTTCTACGTTAGACCAAGTGCCGTCATTTCCTCAAAAGATCGTCCCCAGATTTGCAAAAGCAAGGATGATGATCTATAAAAAGCCGCCTTTAAGGATGATTAATGGTGATGTATCAGAAGATTACAGAGATTATTCTAAACGATTAGATTCAAGGGCAAGGGAATTTTCAGAGTTAACATGGCTTACGTCAAGCATGGGCTTTAGAAGTAAATGGTCCGAAAAGAAACAACGGTTGGAATATGATCTGATTCCGTTCTTTAAGAGATATGAAGTCGAGGGTGAATTAGCCGGTGTTTCTTATGAGGTTGAGAGGGATGCTAAAAACAACAGGATTTTTGTCTTCTGGTCGGATGAGCTGCATTTCAAGTTTAATCAGGGCGGGAAAATGATTCAGGTCAATGAGAACAATGAGAATCCTTACGGCATGATCCCGGTTAGTTTTGTTGATTACCCTCAAAGTGCGGCTGATGTTATAAGGGCTTCGATTCAAATAGGCATAGCTAATACTGAAATTGCATTGGCTGAACGATTCTCATTTGGCCAGCCGGTTATATCAGGGTTAGACGAGTCGAGTAAAATATCTCTCGGTATTGATAAGGTCATGGTCTTGCCCGAAGGTGCGAACTTTAGTTTTGTAGGCAATCCCGGAAGTCTTAAAGATATGATTGAAGTAAGTAAAAGTTTCGCCAATCAGACGGCTATCAATAACCATTTAAGAATTAAGTGGGATGATTCAGGCAATCCGCAGAGTGGCGAAGCATTAAGAATGTTAGAGATAGAGAATTTAGAAGCAAGGATAAGCGATATACCTATCTGGCGAGAATGGGAGCAGGAACGCTATGAGATAGACCGGTCAGTCATAAGAGCACACACCGGGAAAGATATGGGCGAACGATACGCCGTAGATTTTGCAGAGATTGAATTTCCCAAAAGCCCCCAGGAAGAACGTGCTGAATTGGATTGGAAATTAGAAAAAGGGCTTATATCGAGAGAAGATTTGATACGCCATTTCAATCCAGATATATCAGAAGAAGATTTAAAGATACTATTAGACGGAGTAGATAAGAGCAAACAGGCTGAAGCGGAAGCACAAAAGCCAGTATCACCTTTACAGAGAATATTAAATGCCTGATCCGGTGGAAACATTCTCAAGTCAAATAGGCAAACTTGAAACTGCTCTATTTGCTGATCTGGGCAAGATTGCTCAACGATTAGATCGGTTAAGCGATACTGAATTAATCAATATGATTCGTGAATTGAATTTCTTTCAAGAGCTTTTAGACAGGGGTTATACGGAGGCAGTAAACGGCTTGATGGATGCGTATGAGGGGAAGTTATCCGTTATTGCAGAGGAAGCCAGGAAGCGTGGGATTGGGACGATTAAAGGGGCAACGGTACAACAATTAGAACTATTGCAGGAGTTAGATACAAGAGCCTTATTAGGTAATGCCAATGCGTTTGCCAATACATTGACTGAAGGCTTATTTAGCGGAATTATAGCCGGGGAATCTCCTTCGTCTATTGTTACTCGTTTGGCTGAAACGATCAATCTACAGACTCATCAATTAAATGTAGCGGTACATGATGGATTTAGAAAGTTTGACGACATTGCAAGGCATAAAGTATTTGAAGGTGAGGACGTTAGATGGACTTATGTAGGTCCAATGGATGAATTGACCAGGGATGTTTGTGCTAATACAATATTAAATGAGCCTTCTACTGGTTATACGGAATCAGAAGCATCAGCATCTGATACTCCTTTTGGAGAAAGGGGTGGCTTTAATTGTAGGCATTCGTGGAGAATTTACGAAAGCCCTAACAAAATTAAAGAATCAGCTTTTACGCCAGGGAAGGGATTGCCAAAAAAATTCAAAGATTTTAAAACAACGGATTTAAATAAAACTCAACTGAAACAATATGCAAGATTGTCAAAGTTTAGATCGACAAAAAGAATTACAGGTCAACAATTTACCGATGGATTAATAAGGATTTTAGGGGGATGAAAGCTCCGCAGATGTTAGATATTCCAGTAAGCCTATGGAAAAAGATTGGTGGACAAACAGCTACAAGAATCGTTAAAAATGCTGATAAGGGGATAGATAAGGATGGGGGGAAGTTTCCTCGATATACAGCCGATTATGCACGTAAAAAGGCGGCTGGGAAAGCATCTCCAAGGGGTGTGAGTGGAGATCGACAAACTTCACCGCCTAATTTAAGATTAACGAGTGTAATGCTTAATTCCATTTCAGCACAGAACGCTACAAAAAATGGGGTAGAGATAATATTTAGAGATGGTCTAAAGGTAGAGGGTAATGCTAAAAGAGGCAGAGATATATATGGACTATCCTCGGACAATGTGGAAGAAATAGACAAGACTTTAAAAGGGCATATCAGTAAGAATGTTAATAAATATGCTCGTGAATCCGTAGAGATCAAGATTGGATAAAAGATTTGAACCAATAAAGGTTCAGAAAACAAGAGGGTAAGAAGATGACTCAAGAAAACGAGCAAGAAACAGTACAAGAAGTACAAGAAGTGGCTAAAGACCAAGAATCAATTAACTCCGACGGTGAATTGATTGCAGAAAGCAAAAAGTACAGGAGTCGGGCACAGAAAGCAGAAGCCAAGATTGCTGAAATGGAAAAGACCATAGAAGCGAATCGGACTAAACAATTAGAGGAGCAGAATGAGTGGAAAACTCTCGCAGAAGAACGCAAGGGTATGATTGACGAATTAACTCCGATAGTTGACAAGTATAAGGCAGATGAAGTGAAATTCACAGAAGAACTGCTTTCTGATTTCTCGGAAGATGACCGGGAAACTTTTAAGGAACTCCCCTTAAATCAATTAAGGGCGGTTCATGGTAAACTAATTTCAAAACAAAAAGTACCGAATGTAGATACATCTCCGGCGGGTGAATATCAGGGATATGATTCCTTGATAGATGCTGCCAAAGATGTGAGCAAAGGTTTACTGGACAAGAAGTCTTATGCCAAAATCAAAGAAGCGTTTACAGCTCGAATCAATAGAGCATAGCACTACCGGTTTCGACTGTGGTGTTAGTTCTGCTGTTAAGAAGGATGGCGAACATATATACGTTGCGAACGGTGAGGAATTGCCGTATGAAGATGGCTTTAGGATTTCAGTAGGTCAGGAACGTTTGCCGGGGTCGATTAGATCGACCTTTTATCATATCTCTCAAGAGAGATGGGATTCTATTTTCGGAAAGGATAAATAATGGCAACAGGAGATTCAGGAAATTTTGCTGGTGGCTTACTCGAAATTATCGAGTCAGAAGCACTTATTAAATTTTCCGATGCGAATGTAACAATGCCGCTAATTACGGTTAAAGGTGAACCGAAAGCGGATCAAATAACATTTATCGCCTATAATGCTGGTTCAAGCGTTGTTTCAAGTGCTGATGTAGTAGCAACCGCAGAAGGTACAGTAACACCTTCTACAGCTCTTGATACAGAAAAGAAAACAGCAACGTTGGATATGTATTCCGTCATGGTCCCGATTTATGACGAAGCAATGCTTTCCAACGCTGACGACGTAGCTTCAAATGTAGGTGCGTTAGTTGGTAATGCAATGGCAGCTAAACTTGATTCATTGGTTAATGCTGAATATGACAATTTCTCAAGTTCAGTTGGTGCTTCATCTGCGGCTCTTACGGTAGATAATCTTTTCTCGGCTTTAAAAACCTTGAAAAGCAACTCTGCTATGGGAAGCCCAAATGCAGTTTTAGCTCCTGCTCAAATCTGGGGAACGTATGGCGTTCACAATGATCTTGTAACAGCTGCTCAATTTGCGGGTGCTGGTGTTCAAGATGAAGGTGCAAGAACAGGATTCGTACAACGGATTGCTGGTATTGGTATACATAGTTCACCTGAATTTACCGAAGCCTCAAACGCAACTAAAGGCGGTGTCTTTACTGCGGGTGCATTAGGGTTTGGTTACGCAGGACAGTTATTTAGAACTGAATCTTATCGTGAAGGTACTTATCTTCGTGATAACATCATTGGTTCTGGATTCTGGGATGTTGTAGAAATCATTGACGCATGGGGCGTTGAAGTTCATACTAAAACATCGTAATCGTGTTATGGTGGGGGTTCTTACGAACCCTCACCATGCTTACTGTAGGGAGGAGTTAGCAAGGAGAGCATAATGGCTTATACAGGAAATAGTTTTAACGGATTTATAAGAGAATACTTTGCAGACGTGGCAGGGGTAACCGGAAAGAGTTTAAACGACTCAATCAGGTTAGGTCTTGAAGAATTAGGGTATTCCGGCAGTTTAAATAAGATGCTGCGAGAATGGGCGGATGCTAATTCAGCCACAGGAACGAGCATCAATTCAGCATTAAGAGGGTTGATGCGTGAAATGGTCGGTGAAACAGGGGTATCAATACCTTCAATGGCTGACGAATATTTTGGACAAACAACATGGAACACGATCTTGACCGTCTGGGAAGATGAATCAAGGAAGTGGGATTACATAGATTAATACGAAGCGGAACGCTTCTAATCGCCGGGATTGTCCGGCAAGGAGAATAAAATGGCAACATTAACAGGCAACTCGATTGCATCAACATATTTAAAATTATTAAGAATAACCAACGACACTATGGGTGCAGATGCAACTGCATATTATATACAAGATAGTGCAGATACAGATTCAGCTCTTTCAATATCAACAACGAGGGTAGGAATTGGAACTGCGGCTCCAGGAGTGAAATTAGAGGTTCAGGATAGTGTAAATGGTGGAGATGTTGCAGTCCGAATTAGAAATAACGAAACAGCTAGTTCAGATGAAACAGCAACTTTGCAGTTTATGCATGGGAGTAGGTTAGGGTCTACTATTGTAGGTGGAAGAGAATCAACTTTTGAAGGGGCGGGAAGTGCTGATGGCTTTTTGGCTTTTTATACAAGTTTAGATGGTACTAACGCAGAGCAAATGCGTATCACATCAGGCGGCAACGTCGGGATTGGTACTGCGAGTCCTTCACAAAAACTTGATATTACTGCTGGTCATATATTACTTGATAATGGTTATGGACTATATTTCGGAGATACTAATTGTGGAATTAACGGACGCACTGATACAGATAAAATCGAATTTGCGACTTCTAATTCCGTAAAGATGACCATCGACTCATCAGGCAACGTCGGCATCGGGACGACGAGCCCAGATAGTCCTTTAGAAGTTGTTGGGCAAATAAAAGTTACCTCAACTACTGGAGATGAAAGTAGATTTTTATTAGTACCTGGGGCTGGAGGTAATAATGCTAAGTTATATATGTATGATAGTTCAGTAAGTAACAGTATTAAATTTGACGCTGGTGGGGATAGTTATATAAATAGCGGCAACGTCGGTATTCAGGAAACAACCCCATCAAAAGCATTAGATATTAAGAATGGTGCATCTGGTGGAGATATACTTTGTTATGATATTTACACTCACGACGGTGGTGTAGAAACTTCCGATAAACGACTAAAAGAAAATATAAAATCTTCTGTTTTGGGGCTTGAGTTTATTGATGCTTTGAATCCTGTCAGTTACAAATGGAAAGATGTGGATGAAATTGTTGAAAAGAAAACAGTTGAAAAGCAAAAAACTGTCAAGGTTGAAAAAGAAGTAACTCGTACAGAGATTGTTGAAGAAGACGGTAAATACATCCAGAAAGAGATAACTGAAACACAGGAAGTAGACGAACCTGTATTTGATGAAGTGCCTCTTTATGGTGAGGATGGTGAACAGTTAATGAGATTGGTCTCTGAAGCTATAGAAGCTAAAGAGGCAGTCTTGGACGAAGATGGAGATGAGATTGAAGAAGCAGTAGATGCTCAAGATGCTGTGTATGAAGGCATTGTTCATAAAGTGCCAGTAATGGAAGAAGTGGAAGAAATTGTTAATCAATATGATGCTGAAACTTATACCAGAACTCATTATGGAATGATTGCACAAGAAGTCGGACAGGTTCTTGAAGATGTAGGTTTAGAATCTAAAGATTTTGCTGGATATATCTATGAAGAAGATAGAGATAGATTTGGATTAAGGTATAACGAGTTCATTTCACCACTTATCAAAGCAATCCAAGAACTTTCCGCAAAAGTGGAAGCATTAGAAAACAAATAAAGGAGTTACAATATGCCGAAAAAAGAAAAAGAACCGACATATAAGCTGTTC